AGATGTGATGACGGATTTGGACTTTTGGACAGACGATGCTTTGGTGGCGTGTGAAGAAATTCAAAAATTTTACCTTGATAAGCCCGGACTTTATATCGAGATAGAGGAACTTACCAATGGCTAATCAAGAGGTCGTAAAACGAGCCAGAAGTGCTTTTAAGGAGATTCTAAATGAAATGGAACACCCCCAATTTGATTTGCTTCGGCGGGATCCTGAAATTAAAAACCTCGTTGAACGCCTTGTCCGTAAAGTAGAAGAAGCCCGTAATCCGAAAAACTGGCCGATTGAAGAGTACCACGATGATTACGAGAAAAAGCACCCCGAAGACAGTAATCTATGGGTATGGCTATTTCTACATGCAGCCTTTATTAACTCCGAACTTGCCGATGTGCTTTGTTTTCTTCGCGGTCGTGGCTGCGTGCTTATCCCCGACGAGCGATTTGGGTATGTCATTCGTCCTGTTATCGGTAAAGACGGATTTAAAAGCCAGGAAGAATACAACCAAATCAAGGAGCCGCTGGCTGATTACGGAGAATCCCTGGTTAAGTTGTTAAAGAAGATGAAAGCTTTAGTTGACTGCGGTAATATCTTACCGCAGAAGGAACTACAACAAACGACACTGAAAGGAGAATCATAATGACTAATATCGCAAGAAACCCTATTAACGGACAAGTTGACCCGGAAGACGCTGCCGTGTTACTGGCTAATATATCTGCAGATTTAGCACGGGTCCGTGAGGCCGTGTACAGAGATACTGAAATGGATATGGACTGCAAAGACAGAGCGCTTAGTGCAATTGATGCAGCTTTCCGAGACCTCGACCTAGCGTATAGTTATCTCGAAGAGTAGGAGGTACGGCATGACGGCAAAGGAATATCTTGAATACGTTCGCAGTCTAGAGATACGGCTACGAATGAAAGAAGAACGGATCGCTCAGCTTCAGCATGATATATGTAGCCTTCAAGCTCTTGATTACGCTAAAGATAAAATCACCGGCGGTAGCCCCATAGATGTGTCCGATAAGATAGCCCGCCTGGACGAACTTATCCGTGATACTAATCGTGAGTGGGATGAGCTGATAGAAATGCGTGAACAAGCGAAGACCCTTATATCAAAGCTTAAAAGCGCTGCTCAACAAGAAGTGTTGACTAAGCGGTATATTCAAAACAAACGGTGGGAACAAATTGCTGTTGAACTGAATATCACTTGGCGACATACCTTTCGAATTCATCGTGCGGCACTAGAGGCGTTTTCACAGAAGATGGCATTAAATGTCAGTATCTTGACATGATATGATGTAGAAGTAAAAAGTACGGGAAATACCGTACGCACAATCATTCTAAGTAGTTTTATTTACAGCCGAGGCGGCGTCCATTAGGGCGTCGCTTTTGCCGTAAAAAGAAAAAGCCCTACCGAAGTAGAGCTTTTTGAGCAATAAGCGTGCGCATGCTTATTGCTCGGTCGTGTGTGCCGCGTTTCTGGATGAACGTTTTGCGTCCAAATCAGAAATCGGGATAGGCCATGCACGTTTGCCATAATCGCGAGCGTACATTTTCTCTCCCGTCTTGGGATGCGTTTTCCATGCTCGGAAAATCACACCGCCATTGTATTTAGTGTTCTTCACGGCAATCACCTCACTTTCTGAACAGAATGAGGTGTGAGCTCACACAATTGAAGTATAACATAAATATTTAATAGGGTGCGCATGGTTGCATAATAAAGAAATAACCCCACGCCGTTATGACGTGGGGTTATTTCCAGAACAGCAAACCAGACAAGAGCGATACTAATTTCTCTGTCGTTTCCAACTCATTTGCGCAGTTAAGTTGGCTGCCGTTGAACACTAAATACACCCTAAATATATATTTAAATTAAAAAATTGTAAAGTGCTATAAAATTTTATAGTTGACGATAATTAATGAGAAAAAACTATATGTTGTTGTTTTTTTCTTTACAAAAGAAAAACAACACGCAATATGTCGTGTTCTATTCCTATTTATCAAGTTGAAGTGCAGTTTCGGTGATAAATAGCATAGATATAAAAGTGCCTGTATTTGGAGGCTTTATGACGTGTAAAACGGAAATTCAGTGCTGCCGATATTCTTGCCTGAACAACTCTAAAGGATTTTGCTCTGCTAACAAAATACATATCGGCGGAACCGGCACGTGCAAATGTTTCGTTGCAGCCAAACACGTTATGAATCGTTCCAAATACGGCACGCAAAGGAGGTGACGATAGCGGTTACATGTTGAATAAGAGACAAGAAAAATTCTGTATCGAGTATCTGGTGGATTTAAATGCGACTCAGGCCGCTATCCGAGCCGGATATAGTAAGTTAACGGCTTATTCAATTGGTTCACGACTGTTGAAAAAAGTTGAAATTAAAAACCGTGTCAAAGAACTACAAGACGAGTTCTTCAAAGACCGAATCATGAGCATCGCAGAAGTCGAGGGTCGACTGGCGGCATTGGCTCGGGGTGAGGTAAAAGAAGAAGTCGTTGTGGTTGAGGGTACAGGAGAAGGATGCAGCCGTGCACGAATTATTAAAAAGTATGTTGACGCCAGGGCCCAGCTAAAGGCCTTAGAGCTTATCGGCAAACGAAATAATTTGTTTAGCGCCGATACAGCTATTGAAGTCAATCCGATTATGATTGTCGGTGGTGATGACGTTGCAGACTAATTACGACGTCGTGAATATTGCCGATATAGTGGGGAAGGGCTACGGTGAGTTTTGGAGGTTTAAAGGCCGATACAAGGTAGTTAAAGGGAGTCGTGCCAGCAAGAAATCATCCACGCAGTCATTACGAGTTATATATGAGATTGTGAGCAATCCTGTTATTAATTGGCTCGTAGTACGTAAGACGGAACGAACACTTCGGGATAGCTGTTTTGCACAACTTAAATGGGCCATGCGAAGGCTGCACGTTGAAAAGTATTTTAGGTGCAGCGTATCGCCGTTAGAGATTACTTATATTCCGACAGGACAGAAAATCCTGTTTAGAGGCCTTGATGATCCGCTGAAAGTTACGTCCATTACCGTTGATTCAGGGTGCTTGTGTAGACTCTGGATTGAGGAAGCGTATGAGATAACAAAAGAGGATGACTTTAACCGACTTGATGAAAGCATTCGTGGGCAATTGCCCGAAGGGATGTATCATCAGGTCGTTTTAACGTTCAATCCTTGGTCTGATAGGCACTGGTTGAAGAAACGGTTCTTCGATACGTCTAATCCGAACGTACTGGCAATGACAACGAATTATCGATGCAACGAGTTCCTAAGCCAATCGGATTTACTCCTGTTTGAAGAAATGAAGAAGAACCCAAGACGCTATGCCGTTGCCGGAGAAGGGGATTGGGGTGTTGTTGATGGGCTTGTATATGAAAACTGGAAGGAACAAGTGTTTGACTGTTCTGAAATCAGGAATCAAGAAGGAGTGGAGGCTGCCTTCGGTTTGGACTTCGGGTATACAACGGATCCTGCTGCGCTATTCTGTTCAGTGGTGAATCAGAAGAATAAAAAAATATATGTGTTCGATGAGTTATATCAAACAGGGCTAACCAATCAGCAATTAGCAAAGCGCATCGAAAGCATGGGGTATGCTAAAGAACGAATAAGAGCCGACGCAGCTGAGCCTAAGAGTATTGAAGAATTGTACCAGGCAGGAATAACCCGAATTGTAAAATCCCGAAAGGGTAAGGACAGTATATTAAATGGGATCCAGAGAATACAAAACTACGAGTTAATAATTCACCCTAGGTGTGTGAACTTCTTACAAGAAATAAGTGTGTATCAATGGGCGAAAGACCGTTTTGACAGATATACGGGGAAGCCGGAAGACAATAACAATCACTTAATGGATGCTATGCGGTATGCCTGTGAAGATATTGGGGTAGAGCGGTTCTCTTTTGATTTGGGGGTATAGAATGTTTTGGACTGACATAATAAATCGGGCGTTGCGTGATAATGCACCGATGAGCAAGCGACAGTTTTTAAGTCGTGAGTTACAAAAGTGGATGAGCAGCAAAGAACGCCGGGACATGATTACCGGCCGAAAATATTACAACGGCGAGCAGGATATATTACGTAAGACTGGAGCCGTAACTGACACAGGCGGCAAAACAGTGGTGCTGGCCAATTTGCCTAACAATAAGATTGTGGACAATCGTTTCGATGACCTTGTTGATCAGAAAGTGAATTACTTACTGGCAAAACCGTTCGTCGTAGAAACGGACGATGAGGACATAAAAGACGTCTTTACGTCGAGTGTACGGCGTAAGCTCAAGAGTGTAGGAAAAGACATGTTGACGGGGGGCGTTGGGTATCTGCATCCGTATATAGACGGACAAGGGCAATTACAGTTTAAGCGCATGAAGCCCGAGCAAGTATTACCGTTTTGGAGTGATGAGGAACGGGAGCGGCTCGATGCCTTTGCATACGTGTACGAAATTGACGTGTATGAGGGAATTATGGACCGCAGAATGACCAAGGTTGAATTTTACGACCGTACGGGCGTTCAGTATTACGTGTATGAAAATGGCAGTCTTGCCGATGACCGAGACCGTGAAAGCACGGCGAACTTCGCCATTGATGACAAGCCGTACAACTGGGATAACGTGCCGCTTATCGCCTTTCGCATGAATGAAGAAGAGCAGCCGTTAATTGCTAAAGTGAAGAGCTTGCAGGATGCACTCAATACGATGTTGTCGAACTACGCCGACAATATGCAGGAAGATATCCGCAGCACTATACTCATTATCAAGAACTACGACGGCACCGAGCTTGACAGCTTTCGGGCTAACCTAGCACAGTACGGAGCAATTAAGGTCCGGACAGTCGACGGGGTAGAAGGTGGCGTGGAAGCTCTTCATATTGAGGTGAACGCAAGTAACTACGAGGTTATTA